GGGTATACGCGCCCGTTGGGCTCGATGGCGGCGTTGAGGGAATCGACGTTGAGGTAGGTCGAAACCGCCGCCTGGGACTGCTGGAGCTTCACCGACTTGCCTGAGACGGGGTCCATGACCGGCCCCTGGGTCGGCGCGACGCCGGTCACGGTGGTCATGCTCTGCCGGTGGGACTGCGAGAACGACAGGAAGCGGGCCGACTTGTCGGGCGGGGCAAAGTCGCGGATCTTCCCCTCCAGGCTCTTGACCTTCAGGAAGGGGCGGGCCTTCGTGTGGGCCGTCGCCCAATCCTCCTCGAAGTCCTCCACCGCGTCGGCCTCGGCGATGAACTGGGTCTTGGGCGTCATCACGATGTCCGAGATCCACTCGTTCTCGGCGTAGTTGATCGCGATCTGGTCGGCCTTGGCGTACCGGGTGAGGCTGGAGT